AGGAGGACGTATAGTTTTAGTTATGACTAGATGGTCAACAAAAGATTTAACAGCACAATTAATCAAGGCCCAAGCAGCAGAAGAAAAAGCAGACCAATGGGAGGTAGTAGAATTTCCTGCAATCCTTCCAAGTGGAAAACCTGTATGGCCTGAATATTGGAAGCTAGAAGATTTACTTGCAGTTAAAGCATCAGCAGGTATTTCAAAATGGAATGCTCAGTATATGCAAGATCCAACTGCAGAAGAAGGATCATTAATTAAAAGGGAATGGTGGAGAGATTGGACTGAAGATTATATACCCCCTTTAGAACATGTTATTCAATCTTATGATACGGCGTTCATGAAAAAAGAAACAGCCGATTACTCTGCTATTACAACTTGGGGTGTATTTAGAATGAATGAAGACTCACCACAAAATTTAATTTTATTAGATGCAAGGAAAGAAAGATTGGAGTTCCCTGATCTAAGGCGCTTGGCCCACGAACAATATAACTACTGGAATCCAGATACAGTCTTGGTTGAGGCTAAAGCTTCAGGACTTCCTTTAACTTATGAACTTAGACAAATGGGAATACCCGTTGTAAATTTTTCACCATCTAAAGGTAATGATAAACATTCAAGAGTAAATGCTGTAGCACCTTTATTTGAATCAGGAATGATCTGGGCTCCAAAATCTAAACAATTTGCACAAGAGGTTATTGAAGAATGTGCTGCTTTCCCTTTTGGAGATCATGATGACCTTGTAGATTCAATGACCCAAGCGGTTATGAGGTTCCGTCAAGGTGGCTTGATTTCACATCCAGAAGACTATATAGATGAGCCAACATCTTTAGACGATAATAAGATTTATTATTAATGAAAAAATTAACAACAACTATACCACCTTTAAGAGGGCCGAATCCACAGGGGTTGAATGTTCCCACTAAAAAGGTTATTGTAGTAAGTTCAGGAAAATTAAATGGCAACAATAGACAAAGCACTTCCAAACGAAGTTAGGCACTCAATTGAAATTGGTGGCAATCCTAAGGAACAAGAACTTAGTACGCCAATGCCAAATATTAATAGTACTGAAATAACTCCAACAGAAGATGGTGGGGTTGAAGTTAACTTTGAACCCGGAGCTGTTAATCAAGCCAATTCAAAAAACCACTTTGACAACTTAGCTGAATTATTACCAGACGATATTTTAGATCCTCTTGGATCAGAACTTTATGAAAACTATTCACAATATAAATCATCAAGACAAGATTGGGAAAAAGCATACACAGACGGATTAGATCTTTTAGGATTTAAATACGAAAGAAGAACTCAACCCTTTAGAGGAGCTTCAGGTGTAACACATCCAGTTCTTGCAGAAGCAGTAACTCAATTTCAAGCTTTAGCTTATAAAGAATTATTACCTGCGGAAGGACCCGTTAGAACTCAAGTGATTGGAATCAACACAAGAGAAAAAGAAGATCAAGCTAATCGTGTTAAAGACTTTATGAATTTCCAAGTTATGGACATCATGAAAGAATACGAACCTGAGTTTGATCAAATGTTATTTTATTTACCTTTATCAGGATCTACATTTAAAAAAGTTTATTATGATTCTTTAATGCAAAGAGCAGTATCTAAATTTATTCAAGCAGAAGATCTAGTAGTTCCATACAATGCAACTTCTTTAGATGATGCAGAAGCAATTATGCATGTTCTTAAGATATCAGAAAATGATTTACGTAAACAACAAGTTGCAGGGTTTTATAGAGACGTAGATCTTGGTGAGCCTGGCGATGTTATGGAAAATCCATTAGAGAGAAAAGAAAAACAATTAGAAGGAATTCGTAAAGGAAGACAAGAAGATGTATTTACTTTAATTGAATGTCATGTAAATATAGACCTTGAGGGTTTTGAAGATCGAGGTCCCGATGGGGAAATAACTGGAATTAAACTTCCTTATATTGTAACGATAGAAGAAAACTCTTGTGAGATATTATCAATACGTAGAAACTTTAATGCTGGAGATGTTTTAAAACAAAAGATCCAGTACTTTGTACATTTTAAATTTTTACCAGGACTTGGGTTTTATGGATTTGGTTTAATCCATATGATTGGTGGTTTATCTAGAACTGCCACTGCATCACTTAGACAATTATTAGATGCTGGAACTTTATCTAATTTACCGGCAGGATTTAAACAAAGAGGTATTAGAGTTAGAGATGATGCACAACCAATTCAACCAGGTGAGTTTAGAGATGTAGATGCTCCTGGAGGAAATCTAAGAGATGCATTTTTACCATTACCATTCAAAGAACCATCAGCAACATTATTACAATTAATGGGTATTGTTGTTCAAGCTGGACAAAGATTTGCATCTATTGCTGATTTAAATGTTGGCGATGGTAATCAACAAGCTGCAGTTGGTACTACAGTTGCTTTACTTGAAAGAGGAAGCAGAACAATGTCAGCTATTCATAAAAGATTATATGCATCTTTAAAACAAGAGTTTAAATTATTATCAAGAGTATTTAGTTTATACTTACCACCAGAATATCCTTACGATGTTGTGGGTGGACAAAGAATGATTAAAAAAGCAGACTTTGATGATAAAGTAGATGTTATACCAGTTGCAGATCCAAATATATTTTCACAGACTCAAAGAATTAGTTTAGCACAAACCCAATTACAATTAGCACAATCTAATCCACAGATTCATAATCTATATGAGACATATAGAAAAATGTACGAAGCATTAGGTGTAAGAGACATTGATAAAATTTTAAACGTTCCTCAAAAACCAGTGCCAAAAGATCCAGCACAAGAACATATTGATGCATTAGGTGCTCAACCTTTTCAAGCATTCAGAGGACAAGACCATAGAGCTCATATGACTTCTCATTTAAATTTTATGGAAACAAACTTTGCAAGAAACAATCCTATGATTGTTGGTGCATTACAAAAAAATATTTTAGAACATATTTCTTTAATGGCTTTGGAACAAATTGAATTAGAATTCCATGAAAAATTACAACAGATACAACAGATGTCACAGAATCCTCAAATGGCACAAAACCCTCAAGTGCAAATGCAAGTACAACAGTTTCAATTAAAACTTGAAGCTAGAAAATCAATTCTTATTGCTGAGATGATGGACGAGTTTATGAAGGAAGAAAAAAAGATTACTTCTCAATTTGATAATGATCCTTTAGCTAAATTAAAATCTAGAGAATTAGACATATTAGCTCAGAATAATGCTAAGAGAAATCAAGAAGCACAAGATAGATTAAACTTAGATAAAATGAGAGCTTTAATGAACCAATCAAATAGTGATGAAAAACTTCAACAAAATGAAGACTTAGCTAAGCTAAGAGCAGCTACTTCTATAGCAAAACAACAATTTGCAAATAATGCTAAAAAGGATTATAACAATTAGTTAATATGGAAAAGAAACCAGGAAAAGTTAAGACTGTAATGCATGAGTTTAAATCTGGCAAATTGCACAGTGGTAAATCAGGTAAGATAGTTACTAATCCTAAACAAGCGATCGCAATCGCATTATCGGAGGCAAACATGTCTAAAAAAGGATACGCAAAAGGTGGAATGATAAAAGGATCTAACGATTCTTCTTCTGCTTACGGAACACAAGTTGGAGATCACAGTAAATTTTTAAATTCTGATGGTTACAAAAATGGTGGCATTGACGTTGAGATGACTAGCAAAGATGAAACACAAAGTGTACAAGTAAAAGGTCAAAGCAAAATGTTACCAGAAAAAAAATCTAAAGCTGAATGGTACTAGTATGTTACCAATGCTTGGAGCTATTGCACCATTAGCTAAAATTCTTTTTAGTACAATTGAAAAAGCAGTTCCAGACAGAGACTTACAAGAGAAATTAAAAGCTCAACTTAATCAGCAATTACTACAATCTAGTACAGAAGAATTAAAAGCAGCAGCCTCTATTGTTGAAGCAGAGGCTAAAGCAGGCTGGTTTACAGCTAGCTGGAGGCCCCTTTTAATGTACGTATTGATCTTTATATTAGTCTGGAATTATATTCTTGGACCTGTTATAAGATTAATGATAGGAACGGTTATTACATTTGAATTACCAGGTGACGTTTGGACATTGTTACAAATTGGACTTGGGGGATATGTAGTAGGACGATCGGGTGAATCCATTGCTAGAACAATGGCTAATAAAACAACAAGTACTAACAAGGAGTAAATATGAGAAACGATTTTAAACAAAGACCAAGATCAAATTTTAGAGGAGGCGGTATTGCTCTCAGAGGATTAGGTGCTGCATTAAGAGGCGGCGGAATAGCTCAAAGAGGAATGGGAGCTGCACTTGCTAAAGGTGGAAAATTATTCGGCGGAAAAGAAACTTACGGTGAAGAATTAAAAGAAGCTAAAGCAGTTGCTTCTAAAAAAATTTCCCCTAAAGAATTTGTAAAAGGTGAAAAATCTGAAAAGCATAAAGGTGAAGAATTAAAAAGTTTAGCTAAAGAAGGCAAATCTATTGCATCTGGAAAAATGTCTCCAGAACAATATGCTAAAATGGAAACTTCTGAGCCAATGAAAAAAGGTGGTAGTGCTTTAAAAAAAGTGGATTCAAAAAAAAATCCAGGTCTTTCAAAGTTACCAACTTCAGTAAGAAATAAAATGGGCTACATGAAAAAAGGTGGCAAAGCCAACAAGAAAAAATAATGGCTAAATTAGGAATACAAAAAAGAGGACACGGTATTGCTAGAATAATGGGCAATACTGTTCCTCCTCAAATGAAACAATCATCAATGATGGGACCAGATTCAATGGCATCATCTCCTATGGGTTCTATTCCAGGAATGAAAAAAGGTGGAATGGCTCAACAAGCCGCTATTGCAATTTCTAAAAAAGAAAGCGGTAAATACGATAAAGATGGTATGCGTATGAAAGAAGGTGGTTCTGCTAGACCCGGTCTTTGGGCAAATATAAACAGAAGAAAAAAATTAGGTATATCAAGACCTAAATCTAAATCTACTATATCTTCTAAAGCATATGCAAATATGAAAGCTGGTTTTCCTAAGAAGAAAAAATAAAAGTTAATTCAAAAGGTATTACTATGGCAGAAGATGATATATTAAAAGACGAACCTAGAACAAATACTGGAAAGTATGATGAGTCTAAATATAGTGCTAAGAGAAAAGCATTTATCAATATGGCTAGAAAAAAAGGATTAACTAGCGAAGCAGATATGGATAAGGCAGCTGAAATTAAAAGAGCTGCTAGAAGAGCTGCATATGCAGCAGGTAAAAAAGGAGCATTAAGAGCAATACCTGGCGTTGGACTTGCTATGGATTTATTAGACCCAACTGAATTAGGTGCCGCAGAAACTCAAGAACAGCCAGTATCAATTTCAGAGATAAATCAAATGGAACCATATAGAAAAGGTGGTTTGGTTCATAGAGGTCAAGGAAAAGTTATGAGATATAAAACAACTAAAAATTACTAATGGCTGGACTTGGTATTCATACAAGAGGTTGTGGTGCAGCTAGAATTCAAAAAGCAGAAGGTGGTACCCCAGCTTGGCAACGTAAAGAAGGTAAAAATCCAGCAGGTGGTTTAAATAAAAAAGGTATAGCTTCTTATAGAAGTCAACATCCTGGTTCTAAATTATCAATGGCAGTAACTACTAAACCAAGTAAGTTGAAACCTGGTTCTAAATCTGCTAATAGAAGAAAATCATTTTGCTCTAGAATGAAAGGAATGAAAGCTAAATTAACATCTGCTAAAACAGCTAGGGATCCTGATTCAAGAATTAATAAGTCACTACGTAAGTGGAACTGTTAATATAATAACAACTGAAAGGTAAACAATGGATGACACGATAGACATAGCAAGTAAACTACAACGATTTATGAAGGACCAATTAGGTAATTTAACTTCTGTTATAACTTCGGGAGGAGTTGACAAAATGGAAGATTACAAGTATATTTTAGGTCAAATTCGTACATACGAATATATCTTACAGGAGATCTCTAACCTGCTAAATAAAAAGGAGCTAAGAAAAGATGAAGGAAACGTTATCAAACTCGACTGAAATACCTAA